GGGCCATCGAAACGTTTCAGGTTTAGTAGGATCTCGCATCTTAATGTGCTGAGCATGTAGCTCAGGCTCTGACTTTCCTTTTTTGTAGCAGTCATATACGTAAACTACGTCTGTATCCGGGTCATATGCGATCCATACAGCAGCTGTAGCGTTCCACCCCACATCAAGTCCGTACGCTCTACGATACCAAGACTTAGGGCGGTAATCATCTACTAAAAAGTAAGAGGGGTCCACCGGAAATACTACTCCTGAGCCCAGATGAGGCTCCCCTTTGCTACGAGCGTCGCGCAGATGGGGAGGAGTCGAGGATAGCAGGTCTTCTTTTTCCTGTTTTCCGAGGTGGGGAGCGTGGTCCCAGCCTGCTTGTACCAGATATTTAGCCATTACAAGGCATCCTCTTCTGTTAGTTCCTTATCTGTCTCTGTTTCAGATACAGAGTCGTCCATAAAGTCCTGGATAAATTCTGTAAGACCTTGCAGAGGAGTAGCTGTGACATAGATCAGGCCGTTGGTGGTCATAGTACGAATAATAGACTCTCCATACACCTCTGCTGGTGGCTCCTCATCCATCCATACGTAATGTTTAGCGGTTCCTTGGAAAGATCTTCTCTTCTGATCGTAAGACTTAAAGCCAATTCTAGAAATTCCTCCAGATTTGTGCCTAACTTCCATACTATCCACGGCATTAGGTATCCCTGGCCGGGCTTTGAGGGACAGTATACGATCTTTAGCTATTAGGCCCGTGCCTTCCTGTCCCGGGGGACCTACCAACTCTCTCTGGATAATATCCCTGGTAGTCTGTCCAGTATCACCGGCAACCCACCCGTCGGTAGGCACGTCAAATACACGGCCTTCCCACCAATCAGGGTAGTCCCCTGTCGCGTGACACGCTGTTTCATACCCACCGGCTACAGATTTCCCTACACGGTTACCTGCCATAAACAGACGTTCCCGGAAAAACTTACCAGACTTGAAAAAGTCGATATGCTTAGGGTACTTTTCCCAGCGTAAGGGTCCTTCGTTTGGGAAATATCTAAACAAATGTCCACCTGTCATAGAAAGCTCTTCTCTTTTTTCGAGGGCTTTAATTAACTTTCTTTTTTCAGTAGGGGACAGTTTGCTAAGATCTAGTGCTGCCTGTTGTATGCTCATCTAATTTACTGATATCTTAGTTTTATCAAGTAGTTCTGTGATACGCTGGTCAGCTTCATCATCGTCGTAACCTTCTTCTTCATCAGCTGAGGGGGCATCAATATTACTTTGCTGTTTGTCAGACCATGCAAAGCGGTTTTGCATATTCTTATACCACAAAATCGCATTAAAGTTTCTTTCTGATAAGTTAACTCGTCCAGCCTTTAGCCACCAAGCTTTAGAGAATTGGCGGCCAATGACTACTGTGTTGTTAAATTCTACCGATTCTAACATACACTTAGTCCACATCTTGTATGTCATACTAAGCTCTGCTCTGATCTCAGTATCAGAGGCACCTTGCTTGTATTCTTGTAGCATTACTTCTTGCCAGTCGTCAGGCAATTCTGCTAGTACTGCTTCGCCTTTATTTACCATTGTCTTCAGTCTTCCTGTCGTGAAAGTATTTTGCAAATATCGGGGCCAACAAAGCAGTCAGTATGCCAAACGCACTGACAGCTGCTGCTGTAATAATAGACGGATCAGCAAATAGCTGGAATGTAGCATAGGAAATTAAACCTGCTATCCATAGTAGGCTTAATCTTCGGGCTACTTTGTACCTGTCCATCCAGTTCATATGAAATTATTTAGCCACAGGAAATGATACCGCTTATCGTGGATGCCAAATCGTGAACAAGTCATCCGCAAATCCAGACACAGCAGGACCGGCTGCACCGGACACGTCAATGATCCAGTAGCGGGCCGAGGGTGAGGAGCTGCCTCCAAACCCCGTGCTGGTATCGCTCCCTTGCATTGCCAACATGCGGCCATCTGGCAACGGCATTACGAAGTTGATCCCGTTCGAGGTTCCAAGGTCTTCAAAAGACGCCGTGTTGGCGATCGGGTCGATGACCAGCCATCCAGTGGTGGCGAAGGATGGGGGACAGTAGATCTTACCGTCAGGTCCAACGGTAGCCGAGTAGTAACCATACCCTTCCGATAGGTCCAGGCCCCAATCTTCGAGCACGGCCGTTTCATTATCCGGGTCGATGATCAACCCTTCATCCCGGTTATACGGCGGCATGTAGATCTTACCGTCAGGTCCAAGGCAAGGCTGGCCGAACTGGTAGCTGCCTGTGAGAGTCAGGCCGAACGTCTCAAGCGTAGCGGTGTCGTCACTGGTGTCGATGACCAGGACTTCATCAGCTCGCTCATACGGGGAGCAGTAGATTTTCCCGTTGGGAGCTAGGGCTCCACCGTTCCACAACTCGAAGAGCTGGAAGGCGGTTCCAGTCTTGATGTTCGCGTAGCTGGCCAGAGAGGCCGTCTGGGTGTCTAGGTCGATGATGACTGGCGAACGGTTCAGTGAGTAGGGGATTGAGTACAGCTTCTGGTTTGGTCCTTCGACCAGGCCGTAGCTGTGAGCATTGCCACCCGTTATGCCGATTCCGAACAGGTCAGAATCGTAGGCACCAATGGACTGCCCGAAGTCGGTCTTGATCGCGGTGTTGGCTACCGGGTTGATAACCAAGAACTCATCCTCACCCCAAGGGGCATAGTATATCTTCCCGTCCGACGCATAGCATCCGGCGAGATACTGACCAGCCTGCATGTCTTCAAATGCATCCGACTCTAGGAAATCCAGCCCGTAGTTGGTGTTGTTCACAGTATTGGCGGCGGGGTCGAATCGGGCAACAGCAGCGTCTCCGTGCCAGGGTGGGCAGTAGACGAGGCCATTGGGTGCTAGGACAGGGCCAACAAAGCGCACGTCGTGAGTGCCGACAGCATCGAACTGAGTAGCTGTTGCAGACGATCCCGGCGCGTACCAGTTGATCATCGCTTCAGGCATTGCAGGGGGTGTAGACCCACCTTCCAATTGATCGTTGCTGAAATACGGACCATTCCATATCGCCAGCGTCTCAACGTAGCCCATGTAGATGTCGCCGATGGCCAGGTCACGATCAGCCACCGCAGGAGCGGCGCTAGGAGCTGCGTCGGTCCCGAACACAGTCCCATTGCTCACAACGGAAACATCAGTGTTTGTCCACCTGCCGATAACATCAACTTCTTTGTTTACACCCGGTGTGATTTGCTCGGAGCGAAAACTAGCCACATCACTACCAGCTGCTCTATGAACGACTCGGTACTCGCCGACACGGCCACCGCTAGTGTCAACGTTGACAACAATTTCGCCATCATTAATGGTTTCTGCGGCCCGATAGAAAAAGCGAGCAGCATTGTTTGAGCCTACGTCTTCATAGGTCAAGGCTCCGGTGAATCGGTAGGTCATCGCCGTCGAACTGTGCCCTGCCGCCGCTGCGGGCATGACTACGGATTCGGCCGAGCGGGTTGCCGTGCTGCCGTCAGTGAAGATCGGGCTTGAGGGCTTGGACCCCTGCTCGAACTGAAGGTGATCGATGAAGACGTGGCCTGGTCCGCTTGGCGCGTCTCTGTCGCCGTCGCCGTTGCACCCGCCGAACCGGATCGATCCGGTCGTGTCCGACGAGTCGGTCAGAAATGACATGGAGACGCGGTAGAGGTCCGGGCCGACTTGCTCGATGTCGCCGATCAGCGGGCCGTCTTCTGTGCCGACGACGCCGTTCTCCAGATCGAAGTAGACCTCACCGTTCGCCGGTGACGTGAACCCGACGGTCCAGAACATGAACCAAGTCAGGCTTCCTTTTCTCGCGTAGCAACTAACCGTGTGCCAAGTCGAGGTCGAGACAGGGCCGGGATTGAAATCAATCCATAAACCAAGCGCTGACTCGGTCTCCTTCTGCATCCGAAACATTGTCCCGGTGCCGCGCGGGCCGTCACCTTCTTGAAGGAACTCAGCCAGGTTATTCTGGTCGCTGAACTGGGGGCCATCGAAGTCCGAGCTACTTGTGCAGAGATTTGTCCGTGCTTCCGTCTCCAGCAACAGCCCTCCACGGACCCACTGGCCCTCTACATAACGATGAGCGTCTGTGCGAGCAACGCCATCAGCCGCAGTCTGAAGAATGCCCTCCGAGTCGTAATAAGTAGCCGTGCCGGATCGGCTAAAGGTCGCTAGGTCCGCGAACTCAGCGGCCTCCCCATCGTGATAGAGGCTTGCCCGGGGTGAGAACAGGACATCGGGGTTGGTGCCGTCGAGGGCGAAGTCGGTCAGTGTTTGTCCGCCACCACCGCCAAGCGCCGTTCTGTCTGGTACACCAATACGATTACCTAGAAACATTGTTAGCTCTGTCCGATAATGGTAGTAACATCAGTTCCAGTAGCCATGACCTTAGCCCATGCACCATCAATGTAAAAGTTATCGGGTACAGTCCACGTAATCTCAGTACCCGCAAGATCTACGAGGGTGATGTCACCCCCGGTAGGAACGTACAATCGCCTGCACGGCTGCGGGATTTCATCCGTATCCGAGGGAGTAATTTCAAAGTGACGCTGGGAAACATCAGTGCTTCCTTGGCCGGGATATCGCATTTTGTTTCGTATGCCCATAAGTGCCTCCATTAATTTTCTAGGTATTCTGTGGCAATCTGAATACCACAAATATATTCTTTGTTGTCGTTTGTTAGTACGTAGAATTTCCAAATAGTTGCATTGGCCTCACCCTCTACCATAGGAACTACCTCTTCAAAAGTAGCAGAACTCTTGGTTGTGTAGACTTCTAGGTCGTTTATGTAGAAGTCCGCAGCGTAGTCTTGGCTAAAGATTTCTGCATCGCTGGCCCCTAAATATCTATTTTCTGTTATTCCATACGTGATAGCATATTGATTATTTAATTGCCGCATTACAAAAATAGGATCTCCTTCAGTTTCATAGACTTGCTTACACCATGCAGGTCCTGGAAGGGAATCAATAAAGTCAGCAATAGCAGCTAGTGGGGTTTCTACAAATGCTCCTCGAAGCTCTAATCTTAGGATTTCATTGTCAGTTCTGAGTACTGCTAGCTCTCGCTCTGTATTCAGCATGATCTCTTGGTAGGAGGCTACTCTGTCTTCCAGCATAGAAATCCGTGAGAAGGCGGTATCTAGTACTGTTGCTTGCAAGGTTAACACGGTAACTGCTACGCTCACAGCTCCTGTGATTAAGGGGGACATAATCCCCCTCCACATCTGCCGTTGCTCCGCAGTCTTGCCGGTATAGGTCGGATGTTCGTCTTCTGCCATATACATCCTCCCTTTTGTACAGATGCGTAGTGAGGGGCGCGGTATGCGCCAATGGTCATACAGACCCGAAGGGTGTTACAAAAGTTCCGTCTAGATTAGATTATTTTGGGGTACAAAGGTAACCCAAAATTAGTGCTACCCTAACTAAATACTACAAGATATTACAAACAGATTACAAGATTTAGTATTTAGTTAGTATATATATATATATATATATATTATCTATGATAATA